ACTACTACCAGCACTGGTGCCGTAAAGGCGGTGAACGTGGCACTACTAAAACCAAATTAATGACATATATTGGTAGACGTGAGCACAAAGAGCGGCTAAGATACCAACTGCCTACTGTTAATCGAGTGATTCAAGCGACGGTTATTGCCGTCAAGATGCCATCTGTGTTCCCTACAGCTGAAGCAGCCAACCAACAAATATGGCTTGGTAAGCAAATTCAGCTTATGAAGAACGCTATCGGTCATAAACTTGACCCCAAATAGCCAACCATGTGCATAGTGTGCACCCCATGTGCATAGTATAAAAACAAACTATGCACGTCTACAGACCTTACCCCATATAGCTTATAGCAACCCTGTGCATAGTGTGCAGGGTTTTTTCGTATGCGCGCGCGGGAAATATTTATTTTATTACTATCATAAGACAATCAATGACAAATATTTTTTTTATTCTCGTGCGTAAAAATAACTATGCACACTATGCACACTATGAACATCAGTCTTATAAACCAGTAATGACAAGGGCTGTAGATGTGCATAGTTTAAAACCCAACCCTGCACATCTTGACGTAACTATGCACACGCTTCTATATTGGCTATAAATACCGGGGGATATTTATCATGCGTCAAGAGTACTTACGAGCAGCGGCAGAAGCTTATGCAAACCTAAGCGATATAGAGTCTGACTGCTATCATTATTTAAACCACGGCTTTGATTCGACCATCCAAGCAAGACTGACAGATACCTACTCAACCAAATTATTAAATAAAGCGGTACCGCAAAAATATATCAATAAGATTGTTTGTACTGCTTTGGCTGAATGCCAGTACCCAATCAACGAAACGATTGGCTATGCTTGGAGTGGTAACGAGCGTGCCGCGTTTGCATCTATATCAAAAGCAACTTGGTCACGCAATCAGATGTCTGATCACATCGAATTTATACTAAATGATATGAGCCGGAACGCAGTAGCAGCAAGGGCTAAGATACAATTACAAGTAGTTGGCTATTCAGAGGTTACTTGATTAATGGAACAGTTTCACCTAAGATTTCTCATATTCGAAGTTCCTGCCTAATCGTAAAGCACACGGCAGCATCAACCAAACATCACCAGTTAAGCCCGTTGCCCCCGCAGCGGGCTTTCTTTATGGGCAATCCTTATGCCAATGATGCCTACCAAGCTTTGCAGCCATGCAGGTTGCAACGCCAGTGCTGGTGCCAATGGCGTTTGCAGGATACATAAGCCTAAACCTAAGCATCAAAAAGCAAAGCAAATCAAGCAAGCAGAACCAGCCAAGCTTAAACGCATAGATAACAGACCATCATCTGCTCAGCGTGGATACGATGCCAGGTGGCGCTCAGCTCGTGAATTATATTTAGCTGACGAGCCATTATGCAGAAATTGCATGTTGCAAAATATCATTACTGGCGCTGATGTAGTTGATCACATCATACCCCACCGCGGCGACCACGAACTGTTTTGGGATCAGACAAACTGGCAGCCTCTCTGCTACTCATGTCACTCAATCAAAACAACGACCATCGATAATAAATTATCTGATTATGATGTCGCCCAGCTCAAGGCAGGGTGGGGTAAAAAGTAAACCCGATTGCCCCCAGAGACCACCGCCCCCAAGCTTTTTTTCGCATGGTCAAAACTCTGTAGGGGGTATACCCCTTCAAACAATAATTATTCTCAGGTGACACTATGTCTCGTCCACGTAAACCGACGCAGCTCAAAGTGTTGCAAGGTAGCCGTGTCCGTAGCGACCGTGAAGCTGCCAGCAACGCTGCTCAACCAACACTAGCTATACCACCCTGCCCTGACTGGCTCGACGTCAAATCACGCAAGCAGTGGGACAAGATAGCACCACAATTGGTCGCACTCGGATTGCTATCAGTTATCGACGGCGATTTGTTTGGCGCGTATGCCGAGACGTCAGCGCGTTACGGTGACGTCTGTACCAAGCTTGAAAATATCGATACTTGGATTGGTACAACACCAAACGGTTTTATGGTCCAGACCGCACTGGTCAGTATCCGCAACACATTACAAAAACAGCTTATATCCTTAGGCCGCGAGTTTGGTCTATCTCCTGCTGCCCGCTCCAGTATCAAAGTCGATGTCGCTCAAGGCAATTTGTTTGGCGACGATGATTTTGGAGAGTTCAATAAACAAGGTTAAAAAACTATGTCAGATGCTATTGCCTACGCTAATATCGCGATGCAATACGCAACAGATGTAGTCGATCGCACTATTGATGCGTGCATCTATGTGCGTCAAGCGTGCCAACGCCACTTGAGCGATCTCAAACGAGCTGACAACGAATCAGGTTTTGAATTTGAGTTTAACAGTCAGCTTGCTGCAAAGGCTTGCAGATTTATAGAGCTGCTGCCACACGTCAAAGGCGAACTGGCTAACAAGCGCGAATTGATATTGCTTGAACCTTGGCAAATATTCATCGCCGCCAACTTATTTGGTTGGGTAGATTTTGATGGTAAACGCCGCTATCGCTATGCCTATGTTGAAGTACCACGCAAAAATGCTAAGTCAACATTGGCTGCTGGCATCGGCTTATACCTATGTTTTGCCGATGGGGAGATGGGCGCGGAAGTTTATTCGGCCGCAACCACTCGTGACCAGGCACGCATTGTGTTTGAAACAGCGCAAAGTATGGTGCGAAAACGCCCAGATATGCAAAAAGCGATGGGTATTGAAGTCACGGCCCATGCGGTTAGCTCAATCGGCACCGCATCAACATTTAAGGCCGTCAGTCGTGATTACGGGGGCAACTTGGACGGTCTAAACGTTCAAGGCGCTATCATCGATGAGCTACATGCTCATAAATCAAACGATACTTATGAAGTCATGGCTACAGGCATGGGTGCGCGTGAGCAGCCGCTTCTATTCGCTATCACCACAGCCGGTTTTATTTTAGACGGTGTTTGCTACGAGCAACGCACTTTGGTCGCCAAGGTTTTATCTGGGCTTGAATCACATGACCGTTACTTTGGCATTATCTATACGATAGACGATGCTGATGATTGGCGTGACCCTAAGAGTTGGCGCAAAGCAAACCCCAACTACGGTGTCTCAGTTTATAAAGCCGCGCTCGAAGCGGAGTACCAACGCGCCGCTGTTAGCCCTGATGCTCAAGCTGACTTTTTAACCAAGCATTTATGCGTCTGGGTAGCCGCTCGTAGCGGTTGGCTCAACATGCAAGATTGGGATGATGCTACCGACAAAACATTGAAACCCGAACATTTTAAAAACTACCCATGCTTTGGTGGTCTTGATTTAGCGTCCAAAGTCGATTTGGCATCACGCGTTAAATTATTTGTCAAAAAGATAGATGGCGAATCATATTATTACTTGTTTGCAAATTTTTATATCAACCGTGCCCAACTAGACAACGCCAACAATCCAAATCAAAAACGTTTTATCGAATGGGAACGCCAAGGCTGGCTAACTGTTACCGACGGCAATATCACTGACTTTGAGCGCATTGAGCGCGACATTGTTGATGATGCAGCAAATTATGATATGCAAGAAACGGGTTACGATCCTTTTAACGCAACATATTTGGCAATGCGTCTAAATGAGCAAGGTCTCAATATGGTCGAAGTGCCGCAGCGCGTTGCTTATCTAAGCGAGCCAATGAAACATTTACAAGCTCTCTTGACTTCAAAGCGTGTGCATCACGACGGCAATCCAATCTTGCGCTGGTGTATGGGCAACGTCACTGTCAAAAAAGATGCAAACGATAACATATTCCCTCGTAAGGAATCAGACGCCAGTAAAATCGACGGCGCGGTCGCTGCAATCATTGCTACCAACCGCGCGCAATACTACGACGAAACTGGCGACCTACCTAGTCAAGATTTTGAGACACAGCTTGGCGACTACTTAAACGACTTTGTAAGCTTCAGGGGATAACATGGCAATTATGCAAACCGTGGCCGCATGGTTTGGTTACGCGCCGCGTGACCCCGTGGACGGCAATCAAAACGCTACTCGCACTGTCACTAAAACAGCTAAGCCAGTCACCTTTGATAGTGCAATGACGGTGACTGCTGTCTTTGCATCGATAAGACTACTCGCTGAAACTATCGCTAGTATGCCTATCGAGATGTACGTTAAAGATAAGAACGGCCTACTAGATAGCAAAGCAAACCACGACATTATTAAGCTGCTCAGATATAAACCCAATAAGCGTCAAAATCGCATTGAGTTTATGGAGCAGCTGATGCTTAACTTGGTCAGCGACGGTAATGCTTATACTCGAATCACCCGTGTAGGCGATAAAAACTCTCGTATTATTAGCTTGGATATTATCAACTCATCAAACATGACTGTCATCTTAAAAAATGACGATGTCATCTACCGGCAACAAATCACGTCTGCTGTCACTCGTGATTTTAAAGAAGAAGATATTTGGCATGTCAAGCTGTTTGGCAACGGCATCAAAGGACTTTCTCCTTTGCAACATGCCGCCAAAGCGGTTGGCGTAGCAGACGCATCAGACGACAAAATAACATCACTTATGAAAAACGGTGCAAAGCCCACTGGCGCATTAATGACAAAAGGCAGCCCCAACGCTGACCAGCGCGATGCATTGCGTAAAGAAATGGGCGATTTAACGAGTGGCGATGAAACTTTTATGCCAGTGCTGCCACTTGACATGAAGTTTCAAGCGATAAGTTTAACTCCTAGTGATATCGAACTACTAGCCACGCGGCGATTTAGTCTCGAAGAGATTGCGCGAATGTTTGGAGTACCAAGTATTTTGATTAATGATAGTACTCAGTCAACCAACTGGGGCAGCGGTATTGCTTCTATTATCGAAGCTTTTCACAAATTCAATCTGAGACCCTATCTTGAGCGGCTTGAATTATCGATGCTGACATCGCTGGTACCACGTAAAGACTGGGATAAATATCAGTTTGAGATTGATGCTGATGCTATCTTACGCTCAAGCCGCAAAGAGCGCGTTGAGATGTATAACACTGAAATCTCAACCGGTCAGCGTACACCGAACGAGATACGCCGCGCTGAAGGCTGGAAAGAAAAAGACGGCGGTGATGAGCTTTACATGCAACTAGGCTTTGCTCCAATGAAAGCCATAGCTAAGCAACAACCAAATCAACAAAAGGTAACTAGAGATGAATAAACACTCACTGCAAACGCTGCACTGTCGCGATAGCCGCAGTGAGCTGCTGGATTCAGTTAGCACCCGACGTATGGCAATTAATGACGCTCAGATACGCTTTGTCGAGCCCAAAGACGGTAGCACCGCTACTCATATATTTGAGGGCTACGCGGTGCGCTGGGATAGCATTAACACCTACGGAGAGAAGTTCGCGCGCGGTGCCTTTACCGATATGATTGCTCGCTTTGATAGCGGTGAAAAAATCATCCATATGTACTACAACCACGGTTGGAAAAATATGTTTGATGCCCGCGCCGCCATGCGAATAGGTAAATACATCGAAATTGTTGAAGATGATATCGGCCTACGTGTTAAAGGTGAGTTTACTCCAGGATTGTCTTTGGCTAATGATGTTAGCGCTATGGTCAAACACGAAACGGTAGACGGTTTATCTATCGCGTTTTACCCCATCAATGATATCGATGTTGAAGATATGGGCGACCATATCGTCATTAATCGTGCGGACCTTTACGAGATTAGTCCTGTCGATGAGCCGTCAGACCGAAGTGCAAGGCTCAACCGACAAGCTGAGACTATTAATAACTTAGCTGATGAGCGCGACGCAGCGGATATGCTAACTAAGCTGGGCCTTGATCAAGCCGATGCTAGACACTTTATAACTAAGCTCGACAGTATTATTGGGAGTGGTGGCCACACTGCTCCTGAGCCTGATGATGACCCGTTTGCCTTTTTAGATTCATAGATTTAGCCAACTCAACCCAAACCTAAAATAAAGCTGCCTATCGGTAGCTATTTTTTTACCCAAAAGGATATTCCTATGCGTGATATTAAACAAGCAGCCTTAGCTGGCGCAATGGCTGGTCTAGCAGGTGTTAGCACCCGTGATGCCGGTGGCAGCTCATCTAAGGATGAGTATGAAAAGTTAGCTGGTCAATTGAAGTCTCGACTGACCACAATCGACAAACTCATCGAAGATAAGCAAAAGCAACTTACTGATGATAAAGCCGATGCTGAAACCCGTAACGCCGCTATCAAAGAATTACAAGATGGTATTGGCGAAGTCAGCGACTTATCAGCGCGCTTTGAAGAGCTTGAGCAGCGCATGGTCAAAGGCGTTCAAGACGGTGAACTTGACCCAAATAGCATCGGTGGCCTACTCTCTCGCAATGAAGGCTTATCGAACGAAATCAAAGCGATCAAGAACGCGCGCGGCACAGTACAAATCGACGGTGTATCAGCACGCAATACGATCATGATTAGCGGTATCGATAATGCAGTCAATATCAATAACGCTAAGATGGTGCCAACGACTGAAAGTCCTTTGACCATCGTTAATATGATCAACTGGATACCAACGAGCGCCGACTTAATCCCTTATATGCGTGAGTCTGCTGTCTCGTTTATGGCAGATATTGTGCCAGAAGGCGAACTTAAACCTGAATCCACGCTTGAGTTTGGTATTGATTCGCTAGAAGTCGACGTGATCGCGCACTGGGTACGTGTCAGTAAGCAGGTGCTTGACGACGCCCCAGCACTGGCTGCGTATATCGAAGGTCGTATGTCATATGGCTTGCGCTTGAAACTTGAATACTTGGTCATCAACGGCGATACCAAAAGCTTTAAAGGCTTGATGAAAGCCGGTAACAGCTTGACTGTAGTTGCCGCTGATAATGCAATCGATACGATCAGCACTGCTAAAGCAAAAGGTTATGCGAACTTTTTGCCGCCTGAGACCGTCATTCTGAACCCGCAAGATTGGGCAGAAATGGAACAGACTAAAGGCACGGACGGGCATTACTTGTTTGGTTCGCCAGGCTCTGCGGTACAGCCCGTTATTTGGGGTCTGAAAGTTATGCAGTCTCCCGCAATGCCTATCGGCAAACATTGGACCGGCAACATCTCAATGGCGACTGAAGGTTATCTTCGTCAAGATGCAACTGTTGAGCTATCTACTGAAGATGCTGACAACTTCCGCAAAAACTTGGTAACAATACGTGCTGAAATGCGTGCTGCCTTTGGTGTTGTCATGCCTGATGCTGCTGTGACGGGTGACCTGGTCAACGTCGGACCTTCAGAATAGATAATTATTTGAAACGCTTCTCCTAGCTGCTGGTAGCACGTCTGCCAGCGGCCTTTTTTTATCCTAACTCAATATAGGCATCATCCATGATTACTGCATCTATTACGCTTGAGCAAGCTAAATCACATTTGCGCGTGACGCACGAGATGGATGATACGTATATTGCGGGGCTTATCCCCACGTCATTTCAATTAATCGCTGATGAGCTTGATCGCGAGCTAACAGACGACATCTGCTTAACACCATCTGGTCAATTGTCAGAATCGTTAAGACACGCCGCGTTGCTGGTCATTGGTGATTTGTACCAAAACCGTGAAGCTCAGCAAACTGAGCAGCTACACATGAACCACGCGCTCGACAGACTGCTGAATAAATATCGCAAGATGGGAGTATGACATGGCAAAGATCAGTCGAGGTAAGCTTGATACACCCATCGGCATATTAAGAGCGACTACGACTCAAGATGACTATGGCGCTGTAATATCCACCTTCACTCAAGTTTCTCAAACATTTTGCGAATGGCTACCATTATCTGCCAATGCTGTTATTCAGGCACACACAGAGGGTATGACGATCACTGCCAAATTACATGTGGATTTGCAGACAGATATTAACCAGACAGACCAAATAAAAAATCTTAATGATGGCCAGATTTACGAGCTAATTACGGTAATGCCCGTCCCTACTGACAACAAGAAAATCATTATATGTAAGGTATCTAATGTCTAACGATTTAATGAACGTTGAGTTTGAAGTACTTGGGCTTAACGAGTTAGACGATGCTTTGGCAGAATTAACCCTATCAACGCAAAAAAAAACGCTCGAAGGCGCTTTGATGAAAGCCGCGCTACCCATCATGAAGGACGCAAAAAAACGCGCACCCAAAGATGAAGGTGATCTTGAAAAAGCGATTGGACGGCAACGTATTAAAAAAGCCGATATGCCATCGGTTGCTGTGCTCGTCAAAAAGAGCCGTAAAAACCCTTACCCATTCTATTGGCACTTCAAAGAGCACGGAACTAGCAAAATGGTAGCAACTCCTTACTTACGACCAGCATTTGAACAGAATGTTGAGCTCGCTATACAGCTATTTAGCGAAGAGCTAGCCAAACGCATCGATAAACTGACTCAAGACTAATGATATGAGCGATAAACATGGACGCATCCAAACTCATCAAATCAGTGCTAGACCCTTTGGTAGAAAACCGTGTGTATCCATTAAAGGTACCAGAGACCGCAGCCGCTACCGTCAAAGGCAAGCCATACATTATCTACACACCAATAACTTCTATCGACGTTACCACCAACGAGGGGCACACTGGACACGAGCGTGTGCCTATCCAAATCGACGTGTACGCCGCTACTTATGGCGAAGCCAATGACACAATGAAACTGGCACTAAAACAAATCAGTGAAAACATCGAAGGCACCGCGTTTAATGGTCGAGGTCCATTCCCTGATCCTGATCTCTATCGACAGACCGCAGATATCCGCATCTGGGGCACTATTTTTTAATCAAACAAAAGGAATACCGTTATGGCCAAAGAAGACATCGTTGATAGCTTCTATCGACTGAATATCGACTTAGATGGTACTGGCGCTACATTTACTAAGATTTCACTCTTGCAAGACTGTGCGCCGCCAACCTCTGAGAAAACCAGCGACACGATCACTGCAACTGACGACCAGGAAGAGGTCGAGGTCGTTGTAGATTTTAAGAAAAACTCACAGATTGATTTTGAAATCGTCTATGACCCTACAGACCCCACTCACCAAAAGCTTGATGAGATGTGGGTCGACAACAGTTATGCAGATTTTGAGTACGAGTTTGTCAAACTTATGCGCAAAAAGAGCTTTACTGCACAGCTTATGCAGTGGAAAGAGGTGACTGATAAAGAGAAAAAACTGCGTATGCAAGGCACCCTGAAAGTCTCAGGTATCAACACCACTACCGTATAAACATCACTAAATGAAGCTGACAGCATTGTTGGCTTCACTCTCATAAACTATTGAAAACTTAGGATAATAAAATGTCAAAAAAACTAACTGCTGCCCTTATCACTGCTAGCGTCGCTGAACTACCATCTGGCTATATTACTATGCCCCATCCTCATTTGGATGGTGATATCAATGTCAAAATCCATACTGTCGCTGAACGTGAAGAGTTTGAAAAGAAAGCATACTACTCTGACAGCGAACTTAAGCAATACCCACAGCGCGCCGTTACGTTTGCTTATGCTGTCGTAGATGATAAAGGTGAGCGCTTATTTACTGACGAACAGATTCCAGAAATTAGCAAATGGCCAGCTTATATTACGGTACCAGTGCATTTGAAATACAATGAACTCAACAATGTTGGTCCCGAAAAAATTGAGGCCGCTACAAAAAACTCTTAAGCCGTCCCAATCGGCGCTTCTTATTTAAACTTGCTTTGCAGCTTGGCATGACAGTAGCTGAACTATCAGCCAAGCTATCAAACGATGAGCTGGTTGAATGGATGGCTTATTATAGCTTTGACCCGTGGGGTGGCTATCGTAGTGACGTACAGACAGCAAGGCTCGAAGCAGTCGCTGCCGGTTATAAAGGTAGTCTGTCTGAGATACTTGCTTTCAATCCTGACCCCCTGCCACCGGATGAAATAGAACGTCGAGAACGGGCGGCACAAATCGCCAAATTAGAGCGACAAACTGCTCAAATGGCAGCAATGTTTGATATTGCTGAATAATTGCCCTATCAGAAATGATGGGGCTTTTTTAATGGAGATACAAAATGGCAGTCTTATCCCGTCTTGAAATCATTTTGGCTGCCAACTCTGCCAGTTTTAATCAATCTATTGCTGATGCCCGTTCACAGACAAAAATCGCATTCAGTGATATGCGCGAATCCGCGAATAAAATGGGCCCTGCTGTTAGTGCATCTATTGGTGCCGCAGCCGCAGCGACCACTGCCCTTGTCGTAGAGCAAGTCACACTGGCAAATGAACTACAACATACTGCCAATGTTGCCAACTCGTCTATCAAAGAAATCCAGCGCTATACTGTCGGCGCTAAAAAAATGGGTATCGAACAAGATGCACTAGGCGCAATATTTCAAGACACGTCAGACAAGATAGGTGACTTTTTATCAAGTGGCGGCGGCGGTATGGCCGACTTTTTTGAAAATATCGCACCACAAATCGGTGTCACTGCTGAGCAGTTCAGAGAACTATCAGGACCACAAGCACTACAACTATATTATGACAACCTAGAACGCGTCAATCTCAGTCAAAATGAGATGACTTTTTATATGGAAGCGATGGCTAGTGACGCAACAACCTTAATACCACTACTAGCCGATGGCGGTGCAGGATTTGACGTTTGGGCAGATGCTGCTGCAAACGCCGGTGCTGTTATGGATGCAGAAACTATAAGGGCCACTAAAGAATTACAAGCAACAGTTGATCTATTAGAGCTTTCTGTAGACGGCGCTAAAACACAGTTCGTTGCTGGTTTTATTCCTGTATTGTCAGATGCGGCTGGTGAGCTAGTCGGTACTGCCGATGCTGCTGATGCCGCACGTATTGCAGGACACAATTTTGGTCAGATGCTAA